CGATCAGCTATATCTTTAGCCGTACCGCCTAAGCCGAGCATTGTAGCTATTCGTATAAGGGCGCTTTTACCGTCCTTTTTCTTCTTACTTATCTTCTTCATTACTGTTTTCCTCTTTAATCTTACCAACAGGTATATTCAAATACTTCAATATCTTCTGCCCTACGAAAGCACGACCAGCTATAAATGCAGATTGATCTTGCGAGTCAGGGATATAGCATAAATCATGCGTTCTACTGATGTCGTTTACAATAACCTTAAGCGCGAGCCTTTGTTGATAAGCATCAGCCTCGCCTTTGCCTAGAGCTTTAACAGCTTCATGCTCTTGCTTGTCAATATCCCGACACTTAAAGCATTCCTCTGTTTTCTTATTAGCCATTACTGGCCTTCACCTTGATTAATTAAACCCGCTTCTTGAGCCGCTTGAGCTGCTTTCATGGCCGCATCTATCTTTCTTTGCTCCATTACTTCTTCAGGCAGTCTCTTCCAGTTTTCAGGCGCACCAGATCCACCCATTGCATCTCTCAGCGCCTCATCCATATTAAGGTTCCCAGCAGCGTTAGGGTCAATCTGAGCTGCCCGTGTAGCCATATCGGTTACTTGATTGAATTGAGTCACTTTCTTTTCTTCCTGTGATTCGCTTAATGGAGACTGGAACTTAAATACAACATCACGACCAAGTAATGACTCAGGAATATCTTGTGGCGAGCCTAAAAATCCAGCGTTCATTGCTATATCAAATGCTAACTCACATATCTGACCATTATATTCAGACTCAATAGGAGCAAACAATGGCAAATTCTCACGCCGATACTGCTTCATTCGTTCAGATACTTCATAAGCCGTCATATCACGACTAGTTTCAGGCAAGCTTAATTTATTAGCATAGAATGCAGCTCTTAATGTTTCAACCTGAGCCTGCTTCATCTCAAGACCAATAGGGAATCCCCCGCTATTCTGGCTTAATGGACGCAATGCAGCGCCTAACTTCTCGTCGTATTCATCATCAACCCAAGTAATGCCATCAGCAGATAGATCGACATCAGACCTAATTACCTTTTGAGTGGCTATAATTGGTGGTCTTGTGTATCTTTCGCCAGCTTCAAGCAATGTATGCTGCATTTGTTGAATTGATCTAGCATCTGGAAGGCCGATAACAGTAGCGGGTGAATAAGCAAACGGGGAACCCGGTATAGTTTTAAAGCGAGGAACCACATACATTTTATGGTTCATGCCCGTAGTCTCCATAATCTTATCATTCTTAACATCAATGAATATGGATACATAAGGATGTGATTCTGATATTTCACTATCGCCATACATTTCAGAAGGAATAACAATATGCCTTACGTCACCCTCTTTAAATAAGTCTTTGCCTTTAGCCTTAGCAACATCTTCATGTACATTTTCTTTGCCGAAGTATTGAATCATATCTGAATAGGTAGGCTTCCACTTACGAACAACGCCGCCAACTTGCCCTGACTCATCATCAAACCACGAACAATCCCGTAAATGCCAACATCTAAATAATAAGCCATCGGCCTTCTTGTTCATTTCAATTGATATAACGCAGTCACCGAAAGTAATAAAGTCGTGATCACCTTCTTTAGTAGCACGAACAAAATTAGACGATCTATCATTGATAAGCGTCATTAATCGGTCAGAAGCCCACTGTAACCACATATCGCCCATTTGATCAGGCTCACCACTAATGCCAATCTTGAACCATTCACCATCACGGAGCATCGCACTAAGCGAATCACCTAAGTCTCGACGCACTAGAATAGGGTAAGACTCAACAAGCAGATCAGCCAGCTCAGTACCTACATTGCGAGTATTAGTAAAGTCTGCGCGTTCTGGATAAAAGTTATCAGCTAATGCCTGATAAAGCGACATCATTGGTTGGTGTTTGGTCAGTATGTCACCAGCTAAGTGCTTGAGCTGCGCTATATCTAACATATTCTTATCCTAATTTATTGTCGCCTGATGTAAGCATTGTACCAGCTCTACCAGCATCTGCGTACTTGCGCTGGATAGCTCGTTGCTTTGCTCTTTTCTTCTTTAAATCATCTGGAATAGGAGCTGCTTCAGCTTTAGGTGTGACTGGTTTCGCTAAAGCCTTTTTAACGCCTTCTGACGCAACTTGCCCTGTGCCAACATCTTGCAATGCAGCCTCTGGATTAAGCAGCGTTAATGGATTTGTAAATAAGTCTGTAACATTATCTGCCATTTTAATATCTCCTGCGTTTATCTTGTGAGTATCTTGAGGCCGATCTATTGTCTCTATGTACAGCAGGTGGCTTCCAGTTTTCGTTTTCTGCTTTCTTAGTCATTCCCGGGAACAACTCGGTAAACCCCCAAACAGCAGAATCAACCCTATCAGGAGACTTTAAACCCTGATACCCCGATTGTGTCATAGAACACATCTGGTCTTCAAGCTCTGGAAAATACCCAATGTGATGTATTTTCTTTTGCTCATATAATGCAGATATTGGTTCAGCACGTGCAATCTTTCCTCTTGATGCAGTTACCTCTGTGTAAGCAACATCTGGATCAACAGCGTGTATAACTGCGCGAACCATATCGCCACCGAAGTTTTTCTCACCAACAACTCTATCAGCTTTATTTCTTTCGTATGCGGAAACAGCTATTTTACCCCACTCTTCAGGCCCATACTTACCTGATAAATCCTCAAGCAAATAACCGTGTCCATCAGTGCCTAAAGCCTCCACAGTAATCCCTATTTCATCAGATCGCTTATCTTCTGGACCGCTGCAACCACTTGGGTCAACGCTAACAACAACACGCAACCAGTCAGGCAATGAACCTTCTTGGCCTAATACTCTATTCTGAGCAAGCAATTCTTCTGTCCACAACGCACCATCAGTATCTTCAGCAAACATACCATCTTTAAATCGTTTACGCGCCTTTTCAGGAAGATCATCAAGCTCAGCCAAATACTCAGGATCAAGATTTTCTTTATTGTCGCATGGATTAATTGTGTAGTAAGCATAATTGAATGGCCTAGATAGAGGCTGCTTTGTTTCTGGATCTTTTTTATCTATGAATACCTTGTAAACCCAATGAGTCTTAGCCCCGGGGTTAAGGTCATAATAAGCCTTAAGCTTTAAATTCTCAGTCTTCTGCGCTAATCGTGACATAGCAAGTACACGAGAAGCCCAAGGTATTTGACTGGTTTCATTGAAATAGATAGTAGCGTATTCTTGCCCTAGTATTTTCTCTGTTCGCTCTTTATCGTCTAGCCCGCCGAACCATATCTCTGAACCATTAGGCAGCTTATAAAACCAATCTGTTTTGTTTAATGCATTTAAATCCCACATGCCGGGAAAGCACAAAGCGAATACTTTAGGCAATGTGTCGTAAATAATGGAGGCTTTAATAGCATTGAAGCGGAAACGGAATATTACATGACGAGAACCAGAAGCTTTTAATGCCCTTATTATAACCATTCTAAGAAGCAAGAATGTTTTACCTGAGCGTGAACCACCTCCCAAGCAGCAATGAACGGCATCACTTATTAGAACATCACGAGCCTTATCCTGTGCAGCGGTAAGCTTGAATTCGCTCATGCCTTAGCGTCTTTATCCTCAATAATAACAGTAAGGCCAACTGCGACCTCTTTTTCACGGAACGCCTGAATATCAACATGCTTACCAATTAACTCAAGCCGCTTTATTCTGTCAGATAGCTTTAACTTCATAAAAAAGCCATCAGGGGACTTCTGACCGTCAATATATTCAAACTGTTGTTGAGTCTCTAGTCCACCAACTAATCCTTGCCTCCATATCTTAGGCCATTCGTGAATAGGCTTTAATGCGCCTTCCTTAGTATATATATCTGCAACATCAGCAGTAGCTTCCTCGACCAACCTTTCAAGTAACCATTTTGCATTCACGCCGCACTCTTCGGCCACCTCTTGAGACTTTAGTTTAAGATAAGCCACTATCTCAGGTTTTCTCAACATCTTTGAGGCTTCGACTTCAGCGCTTCTTTCTGCGGCTTTAGGATGAATCAGCATATAGCAACGCTTAGCATTGCCCCTTACAGATTGATCACCTCCTCGATAATAATCAGCAAACTCACGCTCTTTGATAGTTAATCCATGTTCATCCAATTTATCTTCTATTGGTACTATCTTCTTAGTCATTCTTTAACCCTAGCCCATGCCCGGTAATATAATAATACTGCTACTATTACCATCAATAAGCTTTACCTTCGAGTATATAGCGTCAACAAATTCCATTGCCTGTTGTGGGGTTAGCTCTACATGGCTTAAATCCCTATCAAATTGAATAGAAACCTTCTTATTAACCACATCTACACTCATTCCTACTTCTTTACTCATTACCGTTTCCTTTGTTTGTATTTATTATAACATTATCTTATATACCGTATATATTAATATATCTATTAATCACGTTTAGCCAACTCAGTATAAATATCAGCCTTATCTAATATGATATCCTGACCGTTTATACTGATTAGCCTTTCATTACTGCTTAACAATGCCCTTAAATAATCATCCGTTAATAACTCGCAAGCCTTTTTAGAATCTAATTTACAATTAATATTAATATTTAGACTGTCTTTTGGTTTTCTGTAGTCTGACATATAAGCGACTTTATT